TGTCCCGCGCCGACCTGCGCAGCGCCGACCTGAGCGGCGCCAACCTGCGCAGCGCCAACCTGTACGGCGCCAACCTGCGCGGCGCCAACCTGTACGGCGCCGACCTGTACGGCGCCGACCTGCGCTCCGCCGACCTGTACGGCGCCAACCTGCGCTCCGCCGACCTGCGCTACGCCGACCTGTCCGGCGCCGACCTGCGCTCCGCCTACCACGACAAGTGGACTTGTCATGACAAGCGCAATAGGCTACGCTGACCCCATGAGCACACACGAAGATACCGCACCGATCACCTACGCCGAGGCGCTGACCGTTACCCGCGCCATGCTTGACGCCGCTGCCACGGTGAGCGTGCTGGTCGAGTACGAGACCAGCGGAATCGTTAGGGATCCCTCGGTCGCCAGGCAGTGCCGTGCGGCTGCCGATTTCCTTGAGGTGATGCACAAGGCGGCGTCGCCCAGCATTCTGCGGCATGTGGCTGACCGGATCGACCCGCGGACCGCACCCGCCGAGCCGGACCTGACCACCCCGGAAGGCTGGATCGCTGAGGCTGAGCGTGCAGACGAGTGGAGCGATCTCCCCACCGCCTTCATGGGCGCGCAGATGAATGCGCTCAGCAGTGCTCTCAGCGACTGCCCCGAGGCGGGGGTCGCCGTGAAGCTGGCGGCGATCTACGGCTACTCATCCCGAGCAGTTCGCCGATGACCATCCCGCAGCGCCCCGGCCCGCGCCGTGTGGATTGCGGCCCGGCGCTGGGCAAGCTCCACGGCGGGAGGCTCCTCAAGGACGGCGCTTGGTCGTGGCCGGTGGGTCGCTTCGGTGTCCGCACCGACGCCGCCTTCGCTGAGGCCCTCGACGATTACCCGACGGACCACTGGTGGCACCGCCCCACCATCGCCGAAGCCTCGCGCGTTGACGGACTTTGGCCACACCAGAGCATGGCGCTTGACGACCTCTCCACCATTGTCAGCGCTGAGCACCTGCCACGCGTCCCCGCTCGTCGTGTCGGCTGGGAGATGCCGCTCGGGTCGGGCAAGACGCGGCTCAGTATCGAGGCGGCGAAGCTGTGGCGCGCGGCGAACCCCGACCGCGGCCAGCTCGTCGTCGTGCTACCGCTGGCGGTGTGGTCGGGGTGGGTGCGCAACCTGGCCCGCTGGTGGCCCGAGGCGACGATCGGCGCGGCGAAGGGCTGGCACACCCCTGTAACGCGCGGCTGGTCACGGGAGCAGCGCGCCGAGATGCGCTCCCAGGTCGCCGACCTGACGCCGGCCACGGCGCAGTCCGTCGATGTGGTGCTGTCCCACTGGCTGTGTGGCGACGGTGCGTGGGCGGTCGTCGAGGCGGCGCGCCCCGCGGTAGTCGTCCTCGACGAGGTGCACCGTGCGAAGTCCACATCGGCCCGCGCGCATCTCCGCGTCAATCGCACGTTCGCGCACGGCGCTATCGACAGCCCCGGCCTACTGATCGGCATGTCGGGTACGCCCATGGGGCAGCGCCCACCGGAGCTCCACGGCGTGCAGCGCCTCCTCGACCCGACCGTGTTCGGCTGGGCGGCGTCGCCGCACCATGCCCGCTACTTCCGGCGCGACGAAGGCGCGTCCCGTGCGGCGGGGCACGATATCCCCGGCGCCGAGTTCCATTCCGACGAGCACGCCAAGCGGTGGCGCGAGCGGCGGGCGCTGTCGTGGCTCGTCGTGTCGCCCGACAGCATCGAGCGGGACTGGTCGGTCACGGCTTGGGAGACGCTCGACGTCGACATCGGCCCCGACTCCCGCGACGCCGCGACGATGAAGCGCGACGGCGTGTGGACGAGCCCCGACGGCCGGGTGGAGCTGATCGGCGACAACGCGCTGGCGCGCCGCACTCACGTGCATCGCCTCGAATCCGGCGTCGCCGACGGCCAGCACGACGCCGACCACCGGACGGCGAAGGTCAAGGCGCTCGGCGAGCTGCTGGGCGAGCGCACCGAGTGGCCGGTCATCGTGTGGTGCACGTGGCGGCGCACGATGGATCTGGTGACGGTCGAGGCGGAGCGACTCGGGCTCACGGTCGGCGAGATCAGCGGCGCGTCGAAGTCGGGGCTGTCCGCCGCGGGCCGTGCGGCCGAGGGCGTCGACGTCGTGGTGTGCCAGGTGGCGGCGGCGTCGGAGGGCATCGAGCTGGTCGAGGCCGAGCTGGCGGTGTGGGTGGACCTACCGACGAGCCTCACTCTGTGGCGCCAGGCGGTGGGCCGCAACGATCGGCCGGCGGAGTCGACGCACTGGCGTGAGCCGGTGGCGGTGGTGCTGCTGGGCGGCGAGGTGGACCGGACGATCTGGGCGGCGCTGCGCGACGGCGATGCGCTGCAGGCGGAGATCACCGCGGCGATGGAGGCGGAGCTGCTCGCCGCGATTGATCGCGCGTCAGGCTTGTCATGACAAGCGTACCGTGCTACGGTTCACCCATGAGCACAAACACAGCACCACTCGACACCGACGTCATCACCCGGGCCGCAGCGCTTGTCAGTGAGCCCGACGTGTGGATTCAGGGCGAAAACGACGACGGCCAAGGCCACTACTGCGCACACGGCGCCGTGTTGCGTCAGCACTGCACGCCCGGCGATGAGCACATGTGGCGGCGGGTCATGCGGAAGAGGGGCCTCGGCGAAGAGTGGAACGACGCGCCGGGCCGCACCGCTGCCGAGGTAGCCGAACGCTTCGCGGCGATCGCTGCCGAGACAACTGAGTCCGACATGGCCGAGGTGTTCGGCCCGCAATGGGAGGCGATCCGCGACCTTGTGCGCCGTCTCGCAGTGTTGACGCCAGATGACATCGACAAGTTGACCGCCGCACGGGCCGCCGCACGGGAAGCCGCACGGGAAGCCGCACGGGCCGCTGCACGGGCCGCACGGGCCGCCGCATGGGACGCCGCACGGGCCGCCGCATGGGCCGCCGCACGGGCCGCCGCATGGGACGCCGCAGGGGACGCGCAAGAAAAGCGACTGCGCGAAGTGTGCGCCGAGGTCGAAGCAGCAGAGGTGGCGCGATGAATCCGGCCGCGATGGATAACCCGGACGGCATTGCCGTTGCGCTGGCCATCCTTGTCGGCGCTCTTCCGTCCGTCTGGCTGTTCCTGCTGGCGTGGGGGCTGGTATGAGCCGCACCTGGACCTGCTGGGCTGAGCTCATGGCTGGCGCCATGAAGGATCGCGGGGAAACGCTGGCAGACATCGTTTCGACGACTCTTTCCGAGTTCGAGATGAACGACAGGTTTGACAGCGGATACGGTGGCCACAACGGGGTTCCGTTCACTGCATGGACCGCAAACACCGTGTACTTCCCGGTTGTCTATGACGGTGCCGAATGGGTCGGCAGCGTTGCCAGAAACCCGGACGGGAAGCCGACCGACCATCAAGGTGGCGAGTAATGAACCGCCCGAAAGTCCACATCGGCCGCGCCTACGGCCACCAGGGGCTGCGCACCGCCCGCTCGCTGACCCAAGCCTTTGGCCCCTACGCCCGCCTGCACGTCGAGCGCACTGGCCCCGTGATCCGCGATCGAACGATCGCCATTGCCTGCGTGGTGGCAATCGCCGCCGCCCTGCTGATCGTCAACCTGACCTGATACCCGCCGCGCGGCCGGATGTCGCGCCGAACCCAAGGAGCACCCCGTGAACGCAATCCTGAAACCCGTACTGAAGCCGCAAACCGTCGACGGCCTGGTCGCCGACTGGATCGATGCCAAGCGTGACGAAGACGCCGCCAACCGCCGCCGCGTGCAGATCGAGGCCATGCTGATCGATGCGCTGGGCGAGCCCGACGAGGGCAGCGCCACCCACGAACTGGCCGACGGCAGCAAGCTCACCATCACCAGCAAGATCAATCGGACGGTCGATGAGGCGGTGTGGCTGCGCGTTGCGCCGCTGGTGCCAGAGGCCCTGCGCCCGGTCCAGTTCGCGCAAGTGGCGAAGATCGACCTGAAGGGTCTGCGCTGGCTTCGCGATCACCAGCCGTCGGTCTACGCGATCGTGGCGCAGGCGATCACTGCCAAGAAGGTGAAGTCGGCCTTTTCGCTGAAGGTGGCGTGATGGCGATCAAGCTGACCACCACCCGCGAAGCCGCGCGCAGCAACGGCGTCAAAATTTTGACCTACGGCCAGGCCGGCGCGGGCAAGACAACCCTGTGCGCCACCACCGGTGGCACGCCGATCATCATCAGCGCCGAGGGCGGTCTGCTGTCGCTGCGCGCCTCCGACATCCCGGTCATCGAGGTGTCCAGCATCGCCGACGTGCACGAGGCCTATGCGTTCCTGATGAGCCCGGAAGGCGCGCACTTCGACTGGGTGTGCCTGGACTCGATCAGCGAGATCGCCGAGGTCGTGCTGAACGCCGAGAAGAAGGCGACCAAGGACCCACGCCAGGCTTACGGTGCGCTGACCGAGCAGATGACCGACCTGCTGCGCGCGTTTCGCGACCTGCCCGGGCGCAACGTCTACATGTCGGCCAAGCAGGAGCGCACCAAGGACGAACTGTCCGGCGCGGTGCTCTACGGACCGTCGATGCCCGGCCAGCGTCTGGGACAAGGCCTGCCGTACCTGTTCGACGAGGTGCTGTGCCTGCGCATCGAGAAGGACGCCGAGGGCAAGACCGTGCGCGCCCTTCAGACCCAGCCCGATTTCCAGTACGGCGCCAAGGACCGGTCCGGCGCACTGGACGCCTTCGAGCCCCCGAACCTCGCGGCCATCGCCGCCAAGATCACTCGCCAACCAGCGGCAGTCGCCGCCGAAACCCAAGGAGCCTAACCATGGCACAGCTCGGATTTGATGCAACCACCGTCGCGCCGCAAGTCGCGATCACCCCGATCGCCGCTGGCACCTACACGGTCAGCGTGGACGACAGCGAAGTCAAGACCACCAAGAGCGGCGGGCAGATGGCGGTGTTTCGACTGCGTGTCGTCGAAGGCCAGTTTGTCGGTCGCACGGTGTTTGCCAACATCAATGTGCGCAACCCCAGCCCGCAGGCCGAGCAGATTGGCCAGTCGCAACTGTCCGCCCTGTGCCATGCCGCCGGTGTGCTGCAGCTGGCCGACACCGCGCAGCTTCACGGCAAGATCGTCCGGGCCCGCGTGAAGATCCGCAAGGACGACACCGGCCAGTACGGCGACAAGAACGAGGTCAATGGGTTCGAGGCGGTCAGCGCGCCGGGCGCCGCGACGTTCACTGCCCCGGCCGTGCCGGCGGCTTCCGCCCCGGCCACTGTCGCCACCGCCCCATGGAAACGCTGAGCGCCGCCATGGCTGCCCTGCCCGCCCCCGTCCACCAGACGGCCGCCGCCATCTACGCTCTGCACGAACAGCGCGAAGCGGGCGAGCAGGCCCGCCCGTACCTGGGCGCGTCCGCCCTGGGCGACCCGTGCGCGCGCCGGCTGTGGATGGGCTTTCGCTGGATCGCCCGCGAGCAGTTCGAGGGTCGCATGGTCCGATTGTTCGAAACTGGCCACCGCGAGGAAGCCCGCGTGCTGGACGAACTGCGCGCGATCGGCCTCGAGGTCTGGGACCGCCAGCCCGACGGCCGCCAGTTCGCGGTCGTCGAAACATCGCGGTTCTTCCGGCAAGAGTTGTATTCAGGCGGCTGGACGCCCGAGCTGCGCGACGGCGGCGCTCTGACCACCACGTCGGGCCTGCCTGTCAACTTCGACGATGTGAGTGGCGAGTACACGGTACTTACAACCCCTCCGACCGTGTGCCGTCGCCGTTGATCCGGAACGACTCGACGGGCCGATTGGTCGGAAGCAGTTCGAATTCCTGCTTCACGAACTCCGTCACCACAGCGGCGGCGCTCGTGTTGAACATCGGAAACGTCACTACTGCTACAGGGCAGCTCCCGCCACTCATGCGAATCTCGACCTCGGTCACGCGTCGGCCCTC